AACGCCCTTGTTGCCTCCGATGACGTGATTATTCCGATTAAGATTGACAAGTACGCTTTCGACGGGCTGGCCGAACTGAAAGAACAGATCGAGGACACGCGGGACGACTTGAACCCGCGCTTGCGGCTGGCCGGGTGCCTGATTACCTGCTTTATCCGGGCCGACGCGGAGAAGCAGGGCGAAGCGTGGTTGCGGAGCCGCCCGGAATACCCCGTATTTGACACCCGCATTCGGTATTCGGAGAAAGTCACCGAAAGCACCTTTTCGGAAATGCCGATTGCGGAATACAGCCGCCGGAGTGGGACCGCTATGGACTATATCGCTTTCGTGCGGGAATATTTGCAGAGGGGAAAGGCATGAAGGAAAAGAAGCTGTCCCCGGAGTATTGCAAAAACGGGAAAATACGGGCGTATCAATGCGGGATTTGTGATCGGCTGGACGTGGACGACGTGACGGACAAACGCTTTTGCCGAGCGGGATTCTGGCCCGGTTGCGGGGACCCGGACGGGTGCCGGGAAGCGTTCAAACTGATTACAGGTGCCGGACGAATTGGCGTACACAGATAAACCGTCCGATTCGGACAGAAAGGGGCGTACATCATGGGAAAATTCAATCTGAATCAGATTTTGAACAATGCGTCGCGGCAGGCGGCGGAGGGCGGGGAC